CCCCGATTCATTGTTCCTTTCGGGTAATGACAATACCCTGTGTCATCGTAATCAAATTTACTCGGTTGTGTAAACCCATGGAAGGAATCAAATGCATACGTGATTTTATTTTGTTTCTTTGCTTCACGTATTATCTTAATAAAAGAGCTTCCGGCATCTATGCCAAATTCAGCAAAATCCCCATGAACATCTACCACTTTCCTCATTTGTTTAATCATAATGTTCCCTTGAGCCTTCTGCTCGCTTGAAGTTGTTCAATGACTGGATCTGTTACAGATGCCATAGTGTCGAAGATTGTACAGTATTCTGCTGGTAAATTTACAACTTTAATCCTATCCTTATATCTCCCGACTACGCGTCTTAGATTTACCTGCTCAACTACACGCCTGTCCGCCTTAATCTGATCTATCCATTCCTGTACAAATCCTTTCATCTGTTCTGTGTTTTTGATATAGATGGTTCCGGAAAGCATTTCAGAACTGGACTTATTAATGTGAGCATAATCTTTCCAGTCTACCGTGTGGACGGCTATATCTGCATCGATGGTGTGGAAGAGTTCAGGATATTTCCGGAGAACGCTGTCTGCATCCATCCAAATTAAGTTCTTATCTGGATGCTTCTTCATCATTTCAAGCATAAATGTTGCCTTATAATTCGTGTTCTTCCACCAGTCTCCGAAGTTCGGGGCACTCTGGATATCATAGTTGATCCCGAATAACTCTAATGATTGAGCGAGGCGATTCGCCTCATTCTTATATCCCGTATTTTCCGTGTAAAAGCTCACAACTATTGCATTACTGTTTTTCTTATCTAATGCTGTTATAGATTTTTTCTCAAAACAATGGAGGGCTGATTTCGGATTTAGATTTATCACGTCAATGTTATTCTTTTTCAACTTTGGTGCTACTTCATTGAAGTTCTTTATGAAGGTTTTATAAACATTCTCTCCCTGGTTCTGTGTCTTATACCCATCATGCCACCAAACCTGTCTTCCCCCTTTTCCATGCATATCGAATCCGAGGAGATAGATGGGGTTTGCCCCGAGGACTACTGCAAGGTTTAGGGCAAAGAATCCTGAGTTATTTGCGGCAGATAGGGTTTTTAGATTGTCAAGGGGAAATTCTGTGGCTCCGGCAGGCTTCACCGTATAAATGTCATAGGGATGTTCTTCATCTCGTGGAGGAAAGATATAGTTCCCTGTGCTCCACCAGGCACGAATACCTTTATAGTTATTCCATTTCTGAATGGATTCTTCCCCGAAATCACCATTTTCCATGTAGCCAAATAAATTTGTATCCATGCAGGCATTTATGGATGGGGAAAGTTTTTCGAATGCCCTGTTTATCCCAATCGTTAATTCATCATTTAGGAAGTTCCAGTCGAAATCCTTCAATGATGGTCCACCACCAATGATGAAACACCTGTGTCCTTTCCACATTCCTGGTCGGAGCAGATGAAAGAGTTCACATTGTCGATGAATTTGGTATTCCGGGGCATCGGGAAGTGCTCTCCCGGTAAATGTGTTTGCCCGGATTCCTCTAATCCCACCACGCATTTTAGGCATTCTCCGGCGTTCCTGAAGTTGTCGGAGGGCAACCTTATTACCAATCGTAATAATTGGTTTTACGGCTACCTGTTTGATTCGTTTATACGGTTTTTGATTCTTATGCGTAATGTCTAATCTAACTGGAACTTGTAATGTTGGAATTTCTTTTTTACGGGTGTTTCTGATATTACCCATCTTAATCACGGTTTCACCCTTTTGAAAAGGGGGCAAGGGATGCCCCCTAATTTAAACTTCTGCCCTTATGCTGTTGAACAACGGGATAATTGCTTTTCCTCTGCAACTGCCCCACCGTATCTTGCCCATCCAACAGCAAGTTCAGAATAAGTGGTGATGTTTATATCGGTGAAGATAGTTAAGTCCATTCTGTTAATACCGATGATCTTGTTTTTCGGGAAGATCACATAGTATTCATCCGTCTCTGCTAACATATTGGAATAAACCGGTTGAATATTATACATTAATCGGTTCGGGCTACCTTCATACGACTGGAACTGATTGGTCAATGCATCAGTTATTCTACCCTTTAACTGTAATGGGGCAAGAACAAGAAATGTTGATGCAGGACCAATACCCATTCCGAGATCCTGCAACTGACCAATTATATTCACACATGCCGTGTTAATCGTTGCAACGTCTCTCTGTGCAACATAATTCTGTGTTCCGGCAGCAAGTGTATCTTTACTGTCTTGCCATGCAAGATCATACGTATTCGATGTTGCATCGATCAAGTCATAATACGCCTGTGCTTTGGAACTGTAGAATTTGTTACGGAACTGAATAGCGTTATCCTCAAGTGTCCAATATTCTTCATCATCAAAGAGGATCTTTGACCAATGAAGTCCACCGGAAACCATATCGACTGATACTGTTTCTTTTCCACCGGACATTTTGAAGAGTAATGCTTTCTCACCAATTTCAGTGGTTGCAAAAGTTAATCCGGAAGTCACATCAAGGATGTCAAAGGAGGAACGTTTTGAATTCCTCATATCCTTCATATTGAAAACTTCCTCGTAACCAATATCATAATATGTGGTTTGATTAAACTTTTCCATAACTTCCGTTATGCTCGTAGGGAAGTCGTCCCCAGTGGCGAAAGCCTGAATTGGTTTTACTTCACCGGTTCTGGCGAAAGCTTGTGCTCTTTGCCTGATTGCCGGGTATTTCATTGGTAGATTTACAAAATGATTCAGGGCGTTACGTACGAAAATACGTCCCTTTTTGGTGTCTGGTTTTACCAAACTCCAATCAGAGATAACGTCACCTTTATATCCTTGTACACGCATTTTTACCTCCAATTAAGTTAAGCTACGATTGCCAGAGCACCCATGAGATGAATCATTATTTCCTCGTCACCAACTGCACCAGCCGCTACAACAATACCGCAAAGTGCTAATGCACCTGCGACCGCCGTTACTTCATCATTGGCATCATCAAAATAGATTCGACTGCCAACGGTGTAATCAGCGAGTGTGCCAGTTGCAATTGCAACACAGGGAACAATGATTTTGCTTGCTTCGTATACGATAACATTGTCATCACCAGAATCTGATGTATTGACATAGACACCAACAATATCTTCTAAAGTAACCATATCACCGGCTGTTACATCAGCTGCCGTGATTATCTTAACTTCATTGTAGGTATCTCGCTCTGTATCGGAACGAAGCTTGAAGTTTGTGCCTCCAAGTGCCATCTTTTGTTACTCCTAAATTATTTAGCCGGTTTTATCGAGTTCTAAGAAAGCAGGACTACCCGGAATTAATGGGTTTTCGGCATCCGGAATAACTATCGTGTTGAATGTTTGATCCTCTTCATCAGTGTCATCGGTGTTCTGAATGTTGATACCGTTATCTTCAGGCTTTTTTTCTGGTTTTCCTGGATCTTGTTCAACTTTCTTTACACCTAATAGAACACTGGTGTCATCTAACTCTTTCATTTCTGAATCCGCAAATTTCTTCAGGTCTTCTTCAAGCCCCGTGTCATCTGTAGCTTCAGATGTGAAACGAGAAATATGGGACTGGGCAAACTTCACCTGTTGTTCCGTACACTTCCTATCCGTTAAGATTTTGCCAAGAACGACACCCGCTCTGCCCTTAAGACCCTCAGATTTTAACGTTTTGATCTCGTTCGCATGCACGTTGTCTTTCTTAACATTTTCCTCTTTCAAGACCGTGATTTCAGTCCCCTGTCGTTGATTTTGCTCATAAAGGTTATGCTTTTCTTCCTTCACGAACTCTACCACGATCGAGTCTGCAATAATCTGATCCTTTGAGAAGAGTTTTGACGGAGAGTGTCCGCCTTCCTGAACTGCTTGCTTGATTTCGGCTAAGTTCATTGTTTTATTTCCTTCATTAAATTGTACATTGCCATGGAAAGCAGCAACACTTCCCAATATACTTGCCCCGGGGAACCCAGGTGAATCAACTTCACCGTTGCCAAGGGCTATCCCCGTTACGTTTTGGACACTCGTTGGAAAAGACTGACCCCCGTCATCCGTTTCATAAGTAATGTCCGCTTCTATACTTGCAACATCCAATGGTAATGCCTGAAATTCAGGATATATGTAGAATGCTGCCACAGTAGTCACTTTGTCATTTACAGTTTTCATACCTTTCCCCACAATTTCTCCAATGGGGATACGACCGATATGCTCATTTGTTCCGGCACCATGGTTATTGAACACTTTCGTGCCGGTCTTAATTGCATCATGGAGCCAACCAACTGCACGTTTCACCCAAGTAAATGTTCTATCCCCAATGCCTTGATCGAGCATTTTGAAATTAGACTCACCTTCATGTCCGATTGCATAAGCTCGGAGTTCAGGATGTGGGTCTGTTACCTTGATTCGGTCGAGCGTTCCCTGATCCACCATTCCGAGGATTTCCGAGTTCGCCATTGCCTGAATTTCGGCTCTGATAAATTGCTTCATTCTCTTTCTTCTCCTTCTTAACCTTTTCCAACTCCACATCGACTTCCACTGTTGCAAGTTGATCGAGTAAAGTCGGTAATGAGATAGCTCCTGCTTCGTACATGGGTAACCAGACCTTTTCTATCTCAAGCATCTTCTTAGAACTGATTTCTGGAATGTCTGCATTTATTGCTTCCGGATTCATGTCCTGTTGAAAATTCTCATTATACATTATAATAGCTTTTCTAAATAATTCCTGGTAGAACCCGATCCAAGTTTTCCGTTCTTTATTAGTTGATAATACGATTCCTTCTACTAGGGCTTCTGCCGTATCACGATTTGAGAGGAGATCAGGGTAGCCGAAAAAGTGAACCGGTACTCCTGTGGAACCTGAGATTTTCCTAACATGATACTCAACTTCATCCTTAACTGTCGTGTATCCTTCTCCTGAGTAACAGACGAGGTCGAATTTTGCATTGGCAATGATGATGCCCTTCCCGATTCTCCAATTCTTAAACTCTATACTATCATTGAATCTTTTCGCCGTGTCCTCATCCTCGAATGAAAACACTGGTGTTGGGGAGGCATAGAGGTGATTGATTTTTCTCCAATCCCACATGGATTTGTCGAGGTCTTGAATATCCCGTAGTACCATGGCTGCCTTACTCACGGGTTCATTAACTGCAACCGTGGTTCCGGCAAAACGTTTATAGACGAAATTAGGGGGGAGAAGGTCAAAGGAAACTTTTGCACTACTCCCGATATAATGTGTTCTAACATAATCATAATAATTTGTTTCGTTCGTGTCAACCGTGTAACCGAATTGATACCAGGGTTTATATATTGTGGAAATCATTTTTTCTTTTTTATCCGGTTTCAGAACTACTAGGGCTTTCCCCTCAATCTCAGAATTCTTACTCCATTCCTGTGGGGCATCCTCGTCCAAGTTATTGAATTTCATGAATTCACGAATAAACTTTAATTCTCGGTCGGCTGTTTTCTCAAACCCAACGGTTTTGATAACCTGTACACCGGAGCCAATCAGGAATGCCGCCCTGACATCTACTACACATTTCGCCACATCATTCCCCCAAGCCTTTTTCCCATCGTACATCTTAGTTAACGCGGTTACCTTTTTCGTGTATGTCGGGTAAGGATTTCCGGTATAATGTGTATCGGTTGCATCATCATCATCCGTGTTGCCAGTTAAGATGTCCGCTGCCGCCTGAATGGAGATGGTAGCCCGGTCAAGTTTTTCAGACATTGCCTGAATCACCGTATCGCGAGCTACCACGTCTGGGTTGGGAGGGAGAGTAAAGAGTTTTTTTAGAAAAGAGGTTTTTTCCATATCACACCTTTGTTAGTTAAATGATAAAATAACTTAACGAAGGTGTTTTGTCAAGAGAAAAGAATAACATGATAGAATGCTATTAAAATAACAGCTTTACTACTATGAGTTTATGTCAAATCTGTTAAACTGTATTTTTAGTGTGTTCAAGTCTATGACAGGAAGCACATAACCAAACAAAATTCATAAAGTGGTCATAATTATAATGGTGTGCGTGTACCCTTGTTCTTCTTCCACACTTAGGGCAAACATCTGGTCGTTTAATTTTTCCTGCCCTTACTGCTGCTGTTAATTGTCGCCCAATTTTCGTTCTTTCTGGATACTTCTGTTTGTATTCAAGAGCACACTCTACATAATTATCTGCTCTACTTCTACCGTTCTCTTTATACCAATTTCTATAATATTCTCTTTGGTTTTCTTTACTATTTTCACGATACATTTTTATCTTTTCAGGGTGTTCTTTAACCAATTCCTTATAATACTTTCTAGAATGCTCTTTCATTATTTCACGATTTTTATGATAGTATTCTTTTTGGTACTCTTTAAGTCTTTTACTATCTTTATGATAGTCAGTTTCCATCTCTCTCTCTCTCCTTTCATCTCGGGTTCACGTTATAATTAATCTACTGCTCTACATCAAAACCCCGTTTATTAAGTATATGTATCAACTCGGAGTGAGCACGTGTATACGCTTCTACTGCATCCAATAATTCAATGTCGTCAAGTAAGTCACCCTCACATCCACGAAGTTCATCAAACCATTCAGATAATTTCATTATTTCCTCCTTTTATCTTGGATTAACGTTATGCCCCATTGTAGCAAAAAATCCTCCGCCCTTTTTCCCAAATTTCCATTTTATGTAGTACCGGGTCTCATCCATAGACTGCCCACACCACATTGTACTTCCGTTCCTCCTAACCATGATAGTATGATATGGTTCCACCGTCACACAGTAAACCTTTCCTGAATACTGAGTCCTTATCAAGTTGTTCCCATTTAGTATTTTGTAAATCTGTTTATCAGTATTTATAATTACCCGATACCGATAATGCTTGGAAACAATATCCCGACCACGTATGCAACTTTTGATTCCAGGAGTTCCTATTTGCCTAAGTGTTCCGTAGAGACCAATACGAATAAGAAGTTCTTGAAAGTCTGTTGCAAGACCATAACTAGAAGTATTATAATTACTACTTACTGTTTGCCAACAACCATCTCCATCCATCATTCCCATATAAAGTTGGTTGAGTTGATACACATCTGCGGTTTCCATGAACCAACGTGGAATACGTTTTTCCCAGCTACGTTGTTTTGGGAGAAGATCATAAAGTTCATCACTTCTAATACTTACCCTGTAACAACCTGAAGCAGTTTTACATGGTTTCTGTAAATGCCCAACAAGTTTAGTAGCCTTGTTAAGAAAATCTAAATTTGTATTATCAATGTGAACATACTTTTTCCCGTAACCACTGATCGATTTACATCCTTCTGCAAGCCAAAATCCCAAGAAATAACCATCTATACCAGTGTTTACTTTTCCATAACCAGTTGGAATACATCTCATCGGAACCCGCCATCGAGATGACTTATTCCTTCTACCTTTATTATTTTTCCCAACAGCAGTCTCCACATTTTCAATAGGCATGAATCTCGGCTTATACTGTTTAGTCTTTTTTGCATCAAACTGGGACACAACAAGCATATTGTGATTTGGTGTTACACAAAAACCAAAATGACGGTTTGCATATTCAAACATATCACCTTTGTAATCGTATTCAATATAATCTGTTGGTTTTTCCCACACCAAATGTCGTTCGGTATCAAGTGACGCAACCTTTTCTGTCTTATCTAAATCCTTAAATAGTTTCCATCCATGTTCAGTTAAGATTTCTGTTTTATCATCATAACAATGATTATTTTTATCCACTATCACATAATCTGTGTCCGTGATTTTCTTAGTCGTGTACATCCCAACCTCTCGTATCCAGTCTTGACAAATCCGATTCACTAGTATCCATGGACTCCTACCTACTGGTGCAAGTGCATTCTTCACCGCCTCCACACCATCATCAATACTCTTCTTGTCACATGGGATAAAGATTACAGATGATGGTACCACGGCTTTCCACTCTTGTGCGAGGTCTGGGCGGGAAGAGTCATAGATTATATGTGAGCCATTCCCCACTAATCTCCACCATGGAGCTTTCTTTGCTTCTCGAATAAATATACCGTTATGGACTGAGGCATCGACTGAGGGGAGGTAGAGTTCTGCAATCCTAATCATAGTGCCTTCCCCATCACGTCTATCTGCTTCCTGCCAAACTCCACAGGAAAACGGGTCAACACCTCCCCAGTCAAGGGATAGGTCA